AACCATATAGATATTACAAACGCAGCAACAGGTGCTGGTGCACAAATTGGTGCAGTTGGAGATGATTCAAATCTTAATTTACGTTTAAGACCAAAAGGAACTGGTCTTATTGAAGCTATGGGTGCTGATAATCCAGGTTCAATTCAGCTCAATTGTGAAAATAACTCGCATGGGATTAAGCTAACCAGTCCGCCACACAGTTCTGGGCAGTCGTATGAAATTAAGTTCCCTACAGGAAATATAACAGCAGGGACATTCTTAAAAGTAGATAGTATCACAGGGTCAGGAGCAACGGCAGTTGGTCAATTAACCTTTGATTCTTCACCTATATCAACAGGAAAAGCTATTGCATTAGCTTTAATTTTCGGGTAAAAGGAGACAATTATGGCAAATCCAAATATAGTAAATGTATCAACAATTAAAGCCGGTAATATTGGTTTTAATTTATCATCTACTACGACTTCAACTTTAATAACAGTTGACTCAGATAAAATTTTAAAAATAAACAGAATATCAGTTGCAAATGTTGATGGAACAAATGCAGCCGACGTCGATTTATTTATTGATGGTCTAACAACTGCAGGTGCAGATGGTATTACACCAACAAGTGCTAACACAACAGTATATTTAGCAAAAACAGTTTCTGTTCCAGCAGACACTACTCTAATAGTAGTGGACACACCTATTTATTTAATGGAAGGTGATATTCTAAAAGGTGGCGCAAGCGCTGCTTCAGACTTAGACTTATTCATATCGTACGAAGTATTAGACGACGCGTAGGAGGATTAAGTTATGGCTCACTTTGCTGAACTAGATGAAGATAACGTAGTTTTAAGAGTTCTTGTCTTTAGTGACACTGACATTGCAAACAATGGAGGTGAATACACTGCTCAATCAGAACAATGGATAATAGATAGCGGAACTCCTTTTTCATCAGCTGAAAATTCTTATACTGGTAAAGCAGGTGTTAAATGGAAACAAACATCTTACAATTCAAATGAGGGCACTCACTTATCTGGTGATAACTCTAAATGTAAAAGATTTAGGTACGCAGGTATTGGTAGTGTCTATGATGAAAGCAGAGATGCTTTTATTCCAGAAAAAATTTACACAACTTGGGTTTGGAACGAATCAGGTTTAAAATGGGATCCACCCGTTGAAAGACCAAATGTGGAAACTATTGAGGTTGACGGAGAGACAGTTCCGTTATATTTTGATTGGAGTGATGAAAAAATTACTTGGAAAGGCACTAACCAAGATGGTTCCATAGTAAAATATTGGAATCCAAACACAGGTTCATGGGAGGACGATTACAATGGCAGTTAAATCAGGTGGTTACATAAGTGTACCAGGATCAGAATCTGGAACACAATCAGCTAGAACAACTGAAATAACCTCAACAACTCCATCTTTTACTTTTCAAACATACACTACTACATGTAATGTAATGGTTGTCGGTGGGGGCGGAGCATCGGGGACGTGGAATTATGGCCGTGGCGGAGGCGGCGGCGGAGGAGGCGGAATGGTCCTCTACGATAGCATGCCAGTTAGTGGTCATGGTGGAGCAGGATTCCCAATAACTGTTGGTGCAGGTGGCGGAAGCTCACCTAGAACAAATGGAACAGATTCTGTTTTTTCTTACCCTGGTGATACATTAACTGCACTTGGTGGTGGTAAACCAAACCCAATATCTGACCCTTATGGTGGATCAGCAGGTGGAGCAGATGGTGGGGGAGAACCAGGACCTTTTCCTGGAAGACAACCTGCACAATCAGGTAACTCTGGTACAAAAGGATTTGGAAACGATGGTGGTACATCAAACTCAAGTTGGCCCTCTCACGGAGGAGCTGGCGGAGGCGGGGCAGGCGCTGCAGGAACGTCGGCAAATAGTGTAGGTGATGGAGGAAAACCAGGAGGAAATGGAAAAGACGTAGGACCTTCTTTCCCTGGACACTCATGGAGTATTCCAACAACGAGCACCTTTGCGGGTGGTGGCGGCGGAGGCCGAAACACAAGAAACACCGGAACTCTAGGAACAGGTGGAACAGGTGGTGGAGCAACGGCGCCAGGAAACGGAACCACAAATACAGGCGGTGGGGGCGGATCAGGCCCAGTTGGACAAGGAGGTTCGGGAATAGTTGTAGTACACGAACCAGCAACGCCTTTCAGTTTCATAAGAGGTATCTGGAATATACAAGGTCAGTACGTTCAGAAAAAAGCTGGCACTTGGACTTAATTCTATAAGTATTTTTACATTTTTGACTTACTGTTTTTTTTAAGATATATTTCTTTTAGAAATGAATAAAGAAATAATAGTTTATTACGGTATGAATCACTTTGTTAATTTAGCTGCGCCTAGATTTGAAAACCCTCATCCATTAAATGTACATTGTTTAAAAGGTAAAAAAGAAGAAGATTATAGTTATCAAACATGTCCATCCTTTCACACATTTATAAAAAATGTTTTTGTATTAAAATCACCTTACACCTACAATTTTGATATAAAAGGTAGAGAGGTTACAAGTGATCTATACGATCAAAAATTTTTTAATGACCACATAACTATAAGATCAATTAATTCACAGTTATTTAGCCTATTACCTCATTTAACATTTTTTACAGAGGAAGAAGATCTAAATATGTCTTTAGAGCATCCTTGGTTTGACGATAACATATACACCAAGAAATGTATAACAGTCCCTGGTATAATAAACATAGGGTCTTATTTTAGAGGTGTAGACTTTGCTTTTCATTTAAAAAATGAGTTTAAAAGGTTTGATATAAAAGAAGGTGATGCTTTTTACTATGCTCGTTTTCATACCAATCATAGAATTAAATTAAAAAGATTTATGTTTACACCTAAATTAGTAGACTACCAAACTTATGTTTGGAACATAAAAGTAAATAGAATACCTAAATTTAAAAGTTTAGATTATTTTTATAAATTTTTTAAAAAATTTAATTACAAAAAACATATCTTAAAAGAAATTAAAAAAAACTTAATATGAAATTAATAATTTATAAACAACATATTCTCATAGGTGAAAAAAAACTAAGTCAAGATGATGTCGATTACATAAAATCAATTAAGCTATCTAAACGAAAAGACGATATAATGCACACTAATTATTTTGAAGATTTTAATGATGAAAAAACCATAAGCATAATTAAAAAATATGAAATGTTTTTTGAAGAAATGGCTAGAGTAAATAATTACAAGCAATATCAACTAACAAAATTTTGGATACAAAAATATAACAATGATGAATTCCATGATATACATACTCATGGGACTAACGACAATGAGTATAGTTTTATCTTATACATAGATTGTTCAGAAAAATCTTCAGAGACTCTTTTCTATCCTTTGGGATATCCCTTCACATGTTACAAAGGACACACCCCTTTTAAAATAAAACCCTTGCAAGGTAGAATTATTTTGTTTAATTCTTTCTTGCCTCATGGTTTAATTCCTAATAAAGATGAAAAAAGGATAATATTATCCGGGAACGTTAGATATGATTGATAAACACAGATATTGGTTTTTTAATAATTTGCCTGCAAAATTTATAGACGATCTTTTACGTTACGGTAAAGAACAAAAGTTAGAAGATGGTATAGTTGGTAAAGATGATGAAAGATGGAAAGATCACAAAGATGAATTACATAAAACAAGAAAATCAAAAGTTTGTTTTTTAAATGAATATTGGATTAACAATATAATTTGTCCATTTGTATCTGATGCAAATAGAAATGGTGGTTGGAATTTTTCATTAACTGAAGTAGAGTCTTCACAGTTTACACACTACACATCAGATAATTCTTTTTATGGATGGCATCAAGATTCTTTTACAGAGCCTTATGAAAATAATCCTAATCCAGCTTTGAATGGTAAATATAGAAAAATGAGTTCTATTATTATTTTATCTGATAAAGAAGAATACGAAGGTGGTGAACTGGAGTTTTGTTGGATTAATGAAGGAAAGTATGTTACACACACCTGTACGGAACTTTTTAAAAAAGGAAACATGATAGTCTTTCCATCTTATGTTTTTCATAGAGTTAAACCAGTCACTAAAGGAGAAAGGTATTCATTAGTTACTTGGACGTTAGGAGAAAAATTTAAATGAGTTATAAAGAAAAAAAATATTGTGTATTGAGAAATGTAATGCATGTAGAGTTATGTGAATTTTTATATGCGTATTTAAAAAATAGAAAAGCAGCTACAGAAATATTAATTAAAAGAAAGATTATATCGCCTTATGACTTTTCATTTGGATCGTTTGGTGATTATCAAATTCCAGATACTTTTGCTATTTATGGAGATGCAACTATGGATACTTTATTATCTTTTTTAAAAAATATTGTTGAAGCTCAAACAGAATTAAAATTAGTTGAAACTTATTCCTACTCAAGACTTTATAAAACAGGTGATGAATTAGTTAGACATAAAGATAGAAAAAGTTGTGAAGTGTCTGGAACTTTAAATTTAGGAGGTGATCCTTGGCCTATATTTTTACAACCTGATATAAAAATACGTTTGAACCCAGGAGATATGTTAATATATTCTGGATGTGATTTAGAACATTGGAGAGAAAAATTTGAGGGTGAGTGTTGTGGTCAAGTATTTTTACACTACAACAGAGAGGATGATGAAAGCAATAATAAGTATGATGGAAGAGTAGCTTTGGGTTTACCAAGCTATGTTAAAAATGGATAGACAATCAAAAATATTAAGTATACGTGATCCATTCTGGCAGACAATAGGTGTTTATTGTGAAAAAATGCCAGAGGATATTTTTAATTATCTAAAAGATAGTATTAATAATAAAGACTATAGAAAATACAATCATGCTCTAGCTGGTAACATAAAAGAGGAATATGATATAATGAGTTTGTTAAAAGAGGATCTACATGGCTACCTTTTAAAATTAACCACAAACCCTATGTATGATAATTACATGTCAGAGATGTGTGTATTAACTGAAGATAGATTATTTCAAGTTAATAATTTATGGGTCAACTACATGAAAAAAAATGAGTTTAACCCTGTTCACTATCATGATGGTTTATATAGTTGGAACATAATTGTAAAAATTCCATATGATTTAGATGAAGAATTAAAAAATTCTCCAGGGGCAAAATCAAATACAAACACCGCTTCATGTCTTGCTTTTCATCGCACAGGTTATTTAGGACATATAGAAACTATATACTGTGGCCTTACCAAAGAGGATGAGGGACATATTATGTTTTTTCCATCAAGATTAAGGCACTCTGTTAATCCTTTTTATAGCAGCGATGATTACAGGATTACAATATCTGGTAATATATACCTAAACCCTAATAAAAAGCCAATTCAGTAATATATTGAAATTTAGAATAATGTGGTATAAGTCTACAAAAAAGGTGTAAATATGCTACAAAAAATAGGTTTTCAACCAGGCATCAATAAACAAATTTCAGCTACTGGAGCAGAGTCACAGTGGATAGATTGTGATAACGTAAGATTTAGGTATGGCATACCAGAAAAAATAGGTGGCTGGAGACAATTAGGAGAGAGTGCTTTAACAGGTGCTGGTAGAGGTCTTCATCATTTTGTTAATAGTAAGGCTAGAAAATATGCCATGATAGGCACTAACAGAATTTTATATGCATACTCTGGTGGTGTATTCTATGACATCCATCCTATTAAATCTACAAATACTCTTACAAGTGCGTTTACTACGACTAATGGATCATCAACTGTTACGATAACTTTCAGTGGTTCTCATGGTATTAATCCACAAGACATTATTTTATTAGATAGTTTTAGTACTATCACTGATTCTAATTTTGGTGCGTCTGATTTTGATGATAAAAAATTTATGGTAACAACAGTTCCAACAGCTACTACCTTAACAATCACAATGCCATCAAATGAAAGTGGATCTGGTGCAACAACATCAGGTGGTATTAGAGTTCAACATTATTATCCTGTAGGACCAGCTGTGCAAGCAAAAGGTTTTGGTTGGTCTCTTGGATCATGGGGTGGAGAAGTAGCATCACCTGTAACTACAGTTTTGTCTGCAGGAATTAATAGCAGTCAAACAACAGGTATTATATTAGCGGATGTATCATTGTTTCCAAGCACTGGTACTAACATTATAAAAATAGGAACTGAAGAAATATCTTACACAGGTATATCTGGTAACGAACTTACAGGTGTAACAAGAGAAGTAAGGGGAACATCACCTGCAACACATAATGGTGGAGACACTGTTACTAACACCACAGATTTTGTTGCCTGGGGTGAAGCTGCATCAGGTGACTTAGTATTAGAACCCGGTATGTGGTCCATTGATAATTTTGGTGACAAAGCGATTTGTTTAATTCACGACAGTGCATGTTTTTCTTGGGACTCTAGTTTATCAAATGCAGAGTCAACAAGAGCTGCAATCATAACTGGTGCTCCAACAGCATCAAGACACATGGTTGTATCAACACCGGATCGTCACTTAGTATTTTATGGAACAGAAACAACTATTGGAGATACGTCTACACAAGACGATATGTTTATTAGATTCTCAGACCAAGAGGATATAAATACATATACACCAACAGCAACGAATACAGCAGGCACACAGAGACTGGCTGATGGATCACAAATTAGAGGAGCCATCAGAGGTAGAGATGCAATTTATGTTTGGACTGATACAGCTTTATTTACACAACGTTTTGTTGGTCAACCATTTACATTTGCGTTCTCTCAAGTTGGAACTAACTGTGGACTAGTTGGCCAGAATGCATGTGTAGAAGTTGATGGTTCTGCTTATTGGATGTCAGAGAATGGTTTCTTTAGATATGCAGGTAAGTTAGAATCTTTATTATGTTTAGTAGAGGATTTTGTTTACGATGATATAAATTTAGAGTCAGGTAACCAAATGGTATCTGCTGGTTTAAATAATTTATTTGGAGAGATAACTTGGTTTTATCCAACATCAACATCATCTGTTGTTAATAAACAAGTTACATATAATTATTTTGACTCCTCACCACAAAGACCTGTATGGACTGTTGGAACATTAGCTAGAACTATGTGGAGAGATTCTGCAGTTTTTGGTAAACCACATGCAACAGAATATAGTGCAGATGTAGATTCTTCTTTTGATGTAGTAGGAAACACGGAAGGCACAACAATATACTATGAACACGAAACAGGGACAGATCAAGTTAAGGGTTCAAACACCACTGCAATATTATCTAGTATAGAATCTGGAGACTATGACATTACTCAACAAAGATCGGCTCAAGGAACACAAACAGGTGTGGCTACACTTAGAGGAGATGGTGAGTTTATAATGAAGATTAGAAGATTTATACCAGACTTTATATCTCAAATAGGATCTACCAGAGTAACTTTAAATTTAAGGGATTTTCCAAATGATTCACAAGCTAGTTCTTCTTTGGGACCATTTGATATTACATCAAGCACAAAAAAAGTAGATACTCGTGCTAGAGCTAGAGCGATATCTTTAAAAATTTCTAATACAGCGGCTAATCAAAGTTGGAGATTAGGAACGTTTAGATTAGATATACAACCAGATGGACGTAGATAATGGCAAAAATAGTACAGGTATTAACAAGACCAGCAAAAGAATATGATCTGTTTACAGCAGAAGCACAAGTTAGAGATCTTGATGCAATAGTTGAAAAATTAAATACTACATTTCAAGAAGAATTAAAAGAGGAGGTAGAAGCATTCAACTTCTTTTTAAATTAATGGCTAATAGATTTTTAAATAAAAAAGTAGATTTAACTACAACTGATCTTACAACATTGTATACAGTGCCAAGCGCAACAACCACAGTTGTAAAATCATTATTAGTTTCTAATGATGCAGGGTCTGGCTGCAATATAGATGTTACTTTAGTAGATTCTAGTGGTAACATATTTAATC